CCTGTAAAGCTGATAAGAGATGCTATGGGATGTGCTACCTTAAAAACCGTCGTTCAGGTTTCTCGTTTATGTCATCAGCTGAAACAGTTAACTTAGCTACTATTTCAAGTGATAGTAGATATGGGATACTCTCTAAGTCTGGAGCCGATGCGAAGAAGATGTTTACTGATAAAGTAGTACCTATATCAATAAATTACCCTTTCTTCTTTAAACCTATACAAGATGGTATGGATCGTCCAAAATCCGAACTTGCGTATAGAGTTCCAGCTAGTAAATTTACGCGTAAGAAAATACAGGTAAACGAACAGCTTGAAGAGATCGCGGGTCTTGACACTACGATCGACTGGAAGAATACAGGTGATAATAGCTATGATGGTGAAAAGCTAAGTTTATTAGTACACGATGAGAGCGGTAAGTGGGAAAGACCTGATAACATATTAAACAACTGGCGAGTTACTAAAACCTGTCTAAGGTTAGGTAGTAGAGTCGTTGGTAAGTGCATGATGGGTTCAACTAGTAATGCGCTTGATAAAGGTGGGGATAACTTTAAAAAATTATACAATGATTCTGACGTATCAAGACGAAATGCTAATGGACAAACGAAGTCTGGGCTTTATTCTCTCTTTATCCCAATGGAATGGAACTATGAAGGATTTATTGACGAATACGGACTTCCAGTCTTTGATAATCCACGTGATGCAGAACGACTGGGACCAGACGGTGAACTGATAGATGTAGGTGTAATAACAAGCTGGGAAAATGAAGCTGATGGTTTAAGAGATGATCAAGACGCTTTGAACGAATTTTATCGTCAATTTCCTAGAACAGAAGAGCACGCGTTTAGAGATGAGACTAAAAACAGTATATTCAATTTAATTAAAATATACGAGCAAATAGATTATAACGAAGGTAGTATTCACAATGCGCCTTTTACTGTTGGTAGTTTTTCTTGGGAAAATGGGATCAAAGACACGAGAGTTATATTTCACCCTGATCCTACCGGTAGATTTAAAGTAAGCTGGGTACCTCCATCTCATTTACAAAATAAGCAGTTTACAAAAAATGGTATTAAGTTTCCAGGTAATGAACATGTTGGAGCATTTGGATGCGATAGTTACGACATTAGCGGTACTGTTGATGGTCGCGGTTCTAAAGGAGCTTTACACGGACTAACGAAATTTTCTATGGAAGAAGCGCCATCAAGCACGTTCTTCCTAGAGTACATAGCAAGACCACAAACCGCAGAAATATTTTTTGAAGACGTATTAATGGCGTTAGTATTTTACGGTATGCCCTTACTTGCAGAGAACAATAAACCAAGGCTACTATATTACTTAAGACGTAGAGGCTACAGAGGGTATAGCATGAATAGACCAGATAGAACTTGGAAAAAAATGTCCACTTCAGAAAAAGAAGTTGGTGGCATACCAAACTCTAGCGAAGACATTAAGCAAGCTCACGCAGCCGCTATAGAGATGTACATTCAAAACCACGTTGGACATCTTGGTGATGGTCAGTATGGAACCGTATATTTTAATGAGCTACTAAACGATTGGGCTAAGTTTGATATAAACAAAAGAACTAAACATGATGCTTCGATAAGCTCTGGTTTAGCTATCATGGCTTGCAACAGACACCTATATGCACCAAACGCTAAAATAGAAAAAACACCTTTGAATTTGAATATATCTAAATATGATAATAAAGGGTATAACTCCCAAATAATAAACAAGCATGGCTGAGTCAGTATATGTTAATTTTCCATCTCAAACTGTTTCTGATCTTGAAAAGATGAGTTTAGAATATGGTTTGAAAGTAGCTCAAGCTATCGAGCATGAGTGGTTTAAAGGTAACCACTCTAACAGATATCTTGATACCCAAAACTCATTTCATAGATTAAGATTATACGCAAGAGGCGAGCAGTCTATACAAAAATATAAAGACGAATTATCTATTAACGGTGATTTATCTTATCTTAATTTAGATTGGAAGCCAGTGCCTATTATACCTAAATTTGTAGATATAGTTGTTAACGGCATGTCTGAGCGTATGTTTAATATAAAAGCATATTCTCAAGATCAATACGGCGTTAGTAAGCGAACCGAATACATGGAGTCGATACAGCGTGATATGAGATCAAGACGGTTTAACGATCAAGCACAAGAGATGTTTAACATGGATCTTTACGAAACAGATAAAGATCTACTACCAGATACTATAGAAGAGCTTGAGCTACACATGCAGCTTACTTATAAGCAGGCGGTAGAACTAGCAGAAGAGCAGGCTATCAACGTTCTTTTAGAAGGCAGTAACTATGATTTAATTAGAAGAAGAGTTTTATATGATCTTACTGTACTAGGCATAGGATGCGTAAAAACTAATTTTAATTTTAGCGAGGGTGCAAAAGTTGAATATGTTGACCCTGCTGATTTAGTTTATTCTTATACTGAGTCTCCATACTTTGATGATATATACTATATAGGTGAAGTAAAAACAATACCTATTAACGAGTTGGCAAGAGAATTTCCTCATCTTACAGCTAGTGATTTAGAGGAAATAAAAAAATCGTCTTCAAAGAGATACTACGGAACATACGGTAGACACATACAAGAGGCCGATGATAATAAAATAAAAGTATTATACTTTAATTTTAAGACGTATATGAACAACGTTTATAAGATTAAAGAGACTGGAACAGGTGGGTACAAAGCTATAGAAAAACCAGACACGTTTAATCCACCAAACAACAAAGAAGGAGGTTATTCCAGAGTACAACGATCTGTAGAGTGCTTATTTGAAGGCGCTATGGTTTTAGGTACTGATAAGTTAATTAAGTGGAGTAAAGCCGACAACATGATGCGTAGTAAATCTGACTTTAATAAAGTTAAGATGAATTATTCTCTTGTAGCTCCGCGCATGTACGAAGGTAAAATTGAATCTTTAGTTAGTAGAATTACTGGGTTTGCTGATATGATTCAGCTTACACATTTAAAATTACAGCAAGTCATGTCGCGCATGGTACCAGATGGTGTGTACCTTGATGCAGATGGTCTTGCTGAAGTTGATTTAGGCAACGGCACAAATTACAATCCCCAGGAAGCGCTTAATATGTTTTTTCAAACAGGTAGTGTAATTGGTAGAAGCTTTACTGCCGATGGTGATCAAAACCCTGGTAAAATACCTATACAAGAAATATCTAACGGAGCAGGGGCTGGTAATAAGCTGCAAGCGTTAATTGGTAATTACAATTATTATTTACAAATGATTCGTGATGTTACCGGATTAAACGAAGCTAGAGATGCTAGTGTTCCCGATCCTAAGTCATTAGTTGGTGTGCAGAAGTTAGCTGCAGCTAATTCTAATGTAGCTACGCGTCACATTCTTAACGCAAGCTCTTTTTTAACGGTCTCTATGGCTGAAGCTTTATCTCTCAGAATATCAGACATACTTGAATATTCACCAACTGCCGATGCATTTGTTCAAGCTATAGGAGCACATAATGTAGCTACGCTAAAAGAGATGTCTGAGTTACATTTGTATGATTTTGGTATATTTATTGAATTAGAACCTGATGCTGAAGAAAAGCAATTGTTAGAAAACAATATACAAACAGCGTTAGCTCAACAGTTAATAGATTTAGATGATGCTATTGACATACGAGAAGTTCGTAATGTTAAATTAGCAAATCAACTACTAAAGATCAAACGAAAGAAAAAACAAGAACGAGATCAAAAAATTGAACAAGAGAACGCACAAGCGCAAGCACAAGCAAATGCGCAAGCTCAACAAACCATTGCTCAAGCTGAGATGCAAAAAAATCAGGCAAAAGCTCAAGCGGACTTGCAACTAGAAGCAACGAGAAACGAGGGTAAATTAAAACATCTACAAGAAGAAGTTAGATTAAAGAAAGAGCTTATGGCTTACGAGTTTGAATTAAACCAAAAACTACGTAGCCAAGAACGTTCGCAAACTATGAACGTAGAGCAGATGAAAGAGGACGGTAAAGATAGGAGAGAAAATATGAAGCAAACGAGTAAAAAGTTTGAGTCTTCAGGTAATGATATACTAGGAGGCGGAATGGGTTTAGATAAGTTCAACCCACAAATTGGTAATTAATTATATAATATTTTATGATGGAACAAGAAAATCAAACAGATCTTGAGGATGTAATCCAAGAGGTCGAAAATGAAACACCTCAAGAAGAGGTTGTTGAAGAAAAACCCGAGCTTGATTTAAGCAAATTTGACAGCGCAGATGATCCTGACGTTATTAAAGTAGATTTATCTCAACCGGTAGCAGAAGAAGCTGCACCTGAAGAAGTGGTTGCAGAGCCTACTGATGAAAACGAAGTCGAAGCGCCAGCGCTAGAAGAAGTAACAGATGAAGCAGAAGCGCTTGAAGAAGAAGTTATAGAAGCTCTTGATGAAGCTGAAGAAACTGGTAGCGCTATACCTGAGAATGTTCAGAAGCTGCTTGACTTTATGGAAGACACTGGTGGAGATATCAATGATTATGTAAGACTAAATAGAAATGTTCAAGACTTAGATGATCAAGATGCTCTACGTGAGTATTATAAAGATACTAAACCTCATTTATCTTCTGAAGAAGTAGACTTTTTGATGGAAGATCAATTTGCCTATGATGAATCAATAGATGATGAGCGTGATATAAAGAGAAGAAAATTAGCCCGAAAAGAGCAAGTTGCTGAGGCTAAAGCCTATTTAGACGGGCAAAAGTCTAAGTACTACGAAGAAATTAAAGCCGGAAGCAAGCTCACGACTGAGCAGCAAAAAGCTATGGATTTCTTTAATAGATATAATAAAGAGTCAGAGCAAACTCAAAAAATTGCTGAAAAACAAAAGTCTGTATTTAACAAAAAGACCGAGCAGGTTTTTAATGACAAATTCAAAGGTTTTGAATATAGTGTTGGAGATAAAAAATACAGATTCAATGTTAAGAATACAGATCAGGTAAAGCAAAGCCAAAGTGATATTAATAACTTTGTTGGAAAGTTTCTAAACGAAGAGAATACGATGGAAGACGCTAGAGGTTACCACAAAGGTCTATACACAGCAATGCACGCTGACGCTATTGCTCAACATTTTTATGAGCAAGGTAAAGCAGACGCAATAAAAGAAACAATTGCGAAATCTAAGAATATCAACACAGATGCTAGAGGAGCATATAGTGCACCTCAATCTGGAGGCATGAAGTTTAAGGTACTGGGTGATGATTCTGATTCTTTTAAATTTAAGATTAAAAGTAAAAACAAAAAGTAAATTAAGAAAAAATGGCAATTACAGGAGGAGCGTTACTTAATAAAGTCCCAACTGCACAGCAGCAGACTTTAGCAAGTAACTACATTGACTTCGCAGGCGGTTCAACTGGCTGGGAGCAACAATATTTACCAGACCTAATGGAAAAAGAGGCTGAAGTGTTCGGACAAAGAACTATCTCAGGTTTCCTTTCTCAAGTAGGTGCTGAAGAGGCGATGACGTCTGACCAAGTTGTTTGGTCTGAGCAATCTCGCTTACATTTATCATACGTTGGTACAGTAGCTACAGCTGGTGATACTAATGGTACATTCACAGTTGTAACTGATATTGACGGTTCTGCTGACGGTGAAAACGGTTTTGCTGTAGCTAATCACGGTGTTCGTGTGAACGATATCGTGCTTATCGCTACTGCAGGTATCGTAACTAAGTGTTTAGTTGTAGAGACTCCAGCGACAGCTGTTATCTCTGTTGAGCCTTACGACAAGGCTGATCTAACTGGACACGCTACAACTGCTAGTGGTTCTGTACTATTAGTTGTAGGTTCTGAATATGGAAAAGGCCAGAAGTACAGTGATATCACTGGTACAGCTGCTGCTGATAAGCGTACTGCTTTAACTCCAACATTCAAGTCGTTCAGCAACAAGCCAATCATTATGAAGGATTACTACGAGATCTCTGGATCTGATACTTCTCAAGTTGGTTGGGTTGAAGTTACAGGTGAAGAAGGCCAATCAGGTTACCTATGGTACCTAAAAGCTTCAGGAGACACTCGTGCTCGTTTCACTGATTACTTAGAGATGGCTATGCTTGAGTCTGAGAAGACAGAGGCTGCTTCTATCATTGGTTTTGCTGACGGACAAATCCGTGGCTCTGCTGATGGTGGTGCAGGTAGCGCTGGTACTGAAGGTTTATTCGCGGCGATTGAGTCTCGTGGAAACGTAACTTCAGGTGTTAATGGTGTTAACGCGGCTACTGACTTAGCTGAGTTTGATGCTATTCTAGCAGAGTTTGATAAGCAAGGTGCTATTGAAGAGAACATGATGTTTGTTAACCGTTCGACTAGCCTAGCTATCGACGACATGCTTGCGTCTATGAACTCTTACGGTGCTGGTGGGACTTCTTACGGAGTGTTTGAAAATGACGAAGACATGGCTCTAAACCTTGGCTTCTCTGGTTTCCGTCGCGGATCTTACGACTTCTACAAGTCTGACTTCCGTTACTTAAACGACAAAGCAACTCGTGGAGAGATCAACCGTATCGCTGGTTCTGCTGCTATTCGCGGTGTTATTATTCCAGCTGGTACTTCAACTGTATACGATCAATCACTAGGTAAGAACCTTAAGCGTCCTTTCCTACACGTTCGTTACAGAGCTTCTAATACGGATAACCGTAAGATGAAGACGTGGGTAACTGGTTCGGTTGGTGCTGCTACTTCAGCGCTTGACGCGATGCAGATTCACTACTTATCTGAGCGTTGCTTAGTAACGCAAGGAGCAAACAACTTCATGTTGATGAAGTAAGATTATATTTGATGAAACTACCCTGCCTTCGGGTGGGGTAGTTTTATATTAATTTTTATTATATTATATTATGGCAAAAAAGAAAAAAGAAGAGGTTGTAGATCAACCCGTAGAAAACGTAGCTGTTGTTGAAGAAGCACCTGTTACAAAAGAGACTTATGTTGAACCTAAGAAGAAGCGAGCTGGTGATACTACTAAAACGCTAGGCGACGGCTGGGAGTTTAAAAATAGAATATATAGACTTAAAGGTAGAAAAAAGCCTTTGTCAAGATCTATTAGAAGCGCAAACGTTCACTGGTTTGACGAAGAAAAAGGTTACGAAAGAGAACTTAAATACTGCTCTAATCAAAGAACGTGCTTTGTAGATGAAATGAAGGGTGACCAACGCATGGAGCATATTGTGTTTAGGAACGGTATGCTTATAGTGGAAAAAGAAAAAACTGTATTACAAAAGTTTTTATCTTTGTATCACCCAGATAAAGACGTGATGTACTACGAAGAAAAGCCGGTAAGAAGAGCAGAAAATGAAATTGCTTGGCTTGAAATGGAGGTTATGGCGTTAAATAGCGCTATGGAACTAGAAGTTGATATGGCAGAGGCTGTATTGAGAGCTGAGATTGGTTCTAAGGTATCTACGATGAGTTCTAAGGAACTTAAAAGAGATTTGATACTATTTGCTAAGAGAAACCCTAAGTTGTTCTTAGAATTAGTTACTGATGAAAATGTAGTACTAAGAAACTTTGGTATTAAAGCAACTGAACTTAATATCATCAAGCTATCTCCTGATCAAAGAACCTTTACATGGGGATCAAACGGTAGGAAATTAATGACAGTTCCTTTTGATGAACACCCATATTCCGCGTTAGCGTCTTGGTTTAAGACAGACGAAGGTATGGAAGTTTATACAAATATAGAAAAACGATTAAAATAATAATCAACGGTGATGCAACTACCCTTCGGGGTGGTTGCAAAACTACAAAAAAAGAATTATGGCAATAAGTGTAGACACAGTATATCAAAGAGTATTAGCCCTTGCAAACAAAGAGCAACGTGGTTATATAACTCCTCAGGAGTTTAACTTATTGGCAAACCAGGCTCAAATACAAATATTTGAAACATATTTTTACTCTAAAAATTTAAAACAGCTTCAAGAGCCTAACAGAACAAACGAAGTTGATGAGACTGATATACAAGAATTAATAGACAGAAAATTAGCACCGTTTCAATCATTTGAAACCGTAACAAGCGGGCATACATTTCCAGCTACTGTTGGAGCTGATGGAGTACAGTATGATGTTTTTCAAACAGGTATGGTTTTTCTTGGCGACGAACCTTGTCAAAAAGTATCTATGCACGATGCGCAGCGTATGAAGAAGTCAACAAGGCATATGGCATCTACTGCTGATCAAGCCCCTTTCTATACTGACAACAGGCTGAGTGGTAGAGATATTATTGTATATGCCGGTAGCACAAGTGAAGAAACTAGCAATGTTACTGTAGAGTGTTTTAGAGTACCAAAAACAGTTAACTGGGCTTACGTTGTTGTTAATGGTAAAGCAATGTATAATTCTACTTTAGCTGTAGACTTTGAGCTACACAAAGCAGAGACAGACACCGTAGTTTACAAGATATTAGAACTAGCAGGTATAGTTCTTAACAAACCTGGTCTAGTACAGATAGCTGCTGGTAAAGAAGCTTCTGAATTAGCTATTCAAAAAATCTCATAATGGGTATATTAACTTCAGCAGAAAAAACATATTACTTAACAGGCGGTGACCATGGTAATTATAGGTTTATAAGTTTAACAGAAATTATAGACTCTTTTGCGGCGACATACGTAGGCGCAGGAAAACTGTGTGAAAACGTTGTAATGGCTGACATAACATTTCATGCAATACGATCGCTACAAGAATTAAGCTATGACACTCTTAAGTGTACAAAAGATTGGGAAGTAGTAGTACCAACCTCGCTTATGTTGGTCATGCCTGTTGATTATGTTAATTACGTAAACTTAGCTTGGAGTGACGCAAATGGCATACAGAGAACTATATACAGAACTTCTAAAACATCTAATCCTTTAGATATAAGTCACGAAGTGCAAGACTTTGGTGGTTTTGATACTAGTGCTTTAGGTGCTAACGATGATCTTACTACAGATGAAGACTCTACTACGTGGAGTAATTATAAGTCTCAGACTAACGCAACTGATATAGGCGATGTTGACTCAGACGAATTTGATGATACATATGGTGATTTAATAGGTGGTAGATATGGTATTGATCCACAGTACGCACAAGCAAACGGTTCATTTTATATTGATGACTCAGCCGGTAAGTTTCACTTTAGTTCTAACTTAGCAGGTAAAACTTTAGTGCTAAAATATATTAGTGATGGTATATCTACGTCAGCTGATAATACTTCCATAGATTTAAGCTCTTCACTAGTACCTAAATTCGCTGAAGAAGCAATATATAAACATATTCTTTACGGAGTGCTTTCAGCAAGAAAAGACTCACAACAAGCTTTGTTAGCTCAAATTAAAAAAGAAAGATTTGCGGAAACTAGAAAAGCTAAACTTAGATTATCTAATTACAAATTAGAAGAACTTACACAAGTATTAAGAGGTAAGTCTAAAACAATTAAGCACTAACGCATGCCAGTAGTAACACACAACTTTTCTCAAGGCAAGATGAACAAGGACATGGACGAGCGCCTTGTTCCTAATGGTCAATATAGAGAAGCAACGAATATACAGATAGCTACTTCAGATGGTTCTAACGTAGGTACTGCTCAGACTTTGTTGGGTAATATTAAACGAGACAATATAAAAGTAGATACTGGCGATAGCTACGTCTATGATGTTGCAGACACATCTACAGTGGTTGGTTGTATTAGTGATCCAGCAACAGATAATATATATTACTTTGTTTCTTCTGGTGATTTAAATAACGCTGAAGGTTCTCCAGCTATATCTAAAGACTATATTATACAGTTTGATACTGTGGCAAGAAGTCTCAAATATGTTTTCGTAGATATATTTAAAGTAAAAGTTACTGTTGCGCAAGCTAGTACTAGTAGCCAAAATTTTTTATATATACCTAAAGGAAGCGACGTAACAAACCAAGCCGGTGGTACTCACTCTGCTGCAGACTTTAACTTTACAGGTGTTAGAATAGGTATGCACGTTACGGGTGTGTTAGGGGACAACACGTATAACGTTGCTGATGATGTTAGAGTATCAGATATTATATATAATTCTGGAAACTCGAGCTATAAAATAATGTTGGAACAAAACGGAACTGCTTTTACGCCACCTACTGGTGTAGATGTTGGTGACGCCATAGAGTTTGTAGCGCCAAGAGTTTTAAACTTTAACAAAAACGTTTATATTACCGCTATAAACATATTAGATGATTTTTTGTTTTGGACTGACAATGTGTCTGAACCAAAGAAAATAAGTATATCTAGATCCATAGCGGGTACAGGTGGTTTGAAATCAACTGATGGTGATACAAATCCGTTAACAGGTTTTGCTAATACTAATACGTCTCTTAGCTATCTAACCTTTGCTGGATCATTACCGTTTTTTAATACTAGACTAGTAACTAAAACTGGTTCAGCGAGTCTTGGTGGTTATTCAGTTGACATATTAGGAACACCAGCTGTCATCACTAGGAGCGATAATAAACGACCTGTTTTTGTAGATGAAAGCCATATAACAGTAATAAAGCCATCACCTACGCAAGCTCCGGTAATAGATGCTTTTAGAACTTCAGTGCCTAGAATTAATTCTTCTGGCGTAGAAAACCCATTGCACGGCACGATATCAAATAAATCATTCTTCTCAGACAACCAACCGTTAAACAACGGAGATACTACTAGTTTTGCTCTTGACCAAGGTGCTCATTTTAAAAATGGAGATCGACTAAAACTTGTACGACAGTCAGCATCGACTCAAGGACCAATAGAGTTTGAAGATTACGATATTCTAGTAAGAGTAACAAGTAATGGTACTACAGACCCCGACTCTTTACACAGTGGTTACAACGTGGAAATAATATCAATGAGCAGTGAAGTATCATCAGATGATTTAAGTTGGTATGTTAGAATTGATCCAGGCGATACTTTGTTTGATTTTAAGTTTCCAAGATTTTCATACAGATATAAATTTGAAGATGGAGAATACTCTACGTTCGCTCCGTTTTCAGCGGTTGCTTTTTTAACTGGCCCTTACGACTTTATTCCAGAGCAAGGTTATAATCTTGGTATGGTTAATCAAACAAAAAGTCTTAGAATAAAAGGTTACCATCCTCAAGAATTTGACATACCTCAAGATGTTGTAGAAATAGATATACTATATAAGGAAACTAATAATCCTACGGTATATATTGTAAAAACAATAAAGCCTAGCGATGGGCATCCTATGTGGCCAGATCAAGGAAACTCTTTTTCAACAACATCAAGAGGAGAGATAGTTTTAGATACAGATACTATTTACAGAACAGTACCTTCTAATCAATTACTTCGTCCTTACGATAACGTACCGCGTCTTGCGCAAGCACAAGAAATAAGTGCTAATAGACTTATATATGGTAATTATTTACAGAACTACACGGTAGAAAAAGATCCTAAGTTAATTGTGGGATTTGAGTCTACTAACACTAGTTTAGTAGGTGGTGATTACGCGCCTCCGTCAGTAAAGTCTGATAGATTATATGAAGTTGGAGTAGTTTTTAGTGATAAATACGGAAGAGAAACGCCAGTAATATCATCTAAGGAGTCTACTGTAAAAGTTCCACATGCGGTAGCTGACAAAAGAAATAGATTAACTGTAAAGTTTGATATAGAAAACCTAGTTGTTCCTTCTTGGGCGGAGTACTTTTCTTTTTATGTAAAAGATTCTTCTGACGAGTATTACAATATGACGATGGACAGATGGTATTATACGTCTGATGAAAACATATGGCTTTCGTTTCCTTCGTCTGAAAGAAATAAAATAACTGAAGATTCTTATATAACACTAAAGAAAAACCACGGATCAAATGCTTACGCTGATAAAAAAGCTAGATATAAAGTTATAGATATATCTAACGAAGTACCAGACGAGGTTAAAACAACAAGACGAAACCTTGGTAGCATTGACGTTTTTGAAGGAGCTGATAACGCAGTAGAATCTGCTATTGGTGATAACCTTGAAAGTGGATATCCCGCTATAGGCGCAACCTTTATAACTGTAAGTAAAAGTTATTTTGAAGACGCTTTTGGAGACAACCTTCAAATAAAAACTCCTGATAATCTTCAGTTACGCTTTTACGGGCCTACGGACAACATGGCTTCTGATCTATATGCTGTAACAAACTTAAGTCAAATAGGTGACGAAAATGGAGATTACAGACTAAAAATTGAAGGCATATTTGGTCCAGACGTTGAGTTTATATTAGGCTCTCAACAGAACCCTGAACTCATGCGTTCTGATCTTGTACTTGCTTTATTTGCCGATGATACAAAAATGAAACCAGAGTATACTGGTAGATTTTTTGTAAAAATATTTAAAGACGATTTACTAGAGCAATATATAATAGATCAAACAGACAGTCTTGATCAGCAATACGAGATTCTTGCTACGTGGGGTCTTAGATATTTAAACAATAACGGCTACTGGAACGCTGGTATATATGGGTCGTCAGCTTTAGGTGTTGTACCATATAACGCAAAAGAGTGGGGAGCAGCTACTGGAACTAACTTTGAAATACTCCACGGGTTTGCTGGCTCTATTGGTTCAACTTTAAACCACCCCGGTCAACATCCTACAGAACACATTTGGACTAATTACACTGGCGATGGTTTCAGTAATCAAACTGCCTATTATTGGGGAGGCGGAAGCGGTAGCGCCTCTGATGATTCGAATGATAATTTCGATGTGTTCGGTGTTAGATCAGGAGATTTATATTCTGATTTAGGTGGAGGAATATCAAACGAGAGTGATGACATAGGTCCACTAAGCCCTTTAGTTGGCATTGGAAGTGGTTCTAATCAATCAGACGCCGAAGAATTTTGGTTAGGTATGGCTGGTCTTAAGGATTTCTTTATTGATGCGTGTACAGCATACTCTTGGACTGGCAAAGGTAATCAATCAGATTACGCGCCTGACGATGATACACCGGGAAATAACTACACAAATCAATATCATAAAGATGGTCAATCGTTTGATAAAAGCGAAACAGCTGCTCAAGAAGAAGATTCTGTAGCTCCACACTTTGGCACACATCAACACTTAGCAGGTAATACAGGTTATAGAAGAGGTCAACCAAGTAGAGGTATATGGGCTAATGGCGAGTGTATGGATATATCTTGGACTGGTATGGGCGCTGGGCATACAGGTGGCATATTGAATAACAACGACTTTCCAATAGCTCACCAACTTAAAGATGTTCAAGACTCTAATATATACGCTGCCGCGTGGAAATTTATGAGAAAGCTATGTACTCCAGGCACTAGGTTTAGGTTTCAACGAGATCCTGACGGTCAAGTTTACACAACAAAGTCTTTTCACAACTTTTCAGCTGGATCAAACGAAATAGGTTGGAGCAATCAATCAAACAATCCAGGTCATCAATATAAAGAAGGTAATAATTTCCAGAACAACGGCGGTACTGGTTTTGATGGATCAATATATTTTTCTGGAACTAATAAATACACTGGTGTATTTGGTATTAGAAACCACTGGACAAATAACCAGAATGATCAATATTATGGTCACAACTTAAGACAGCGCTGGACAATAGTAGTAGACCCACCTATAGGATCTCAAGGTTCTAAGTATAATCCTATACATGGTACTGATCCAAATATAGTGACTAGTACTGACGACCCAAAGTTTAGAAGAGCTTTAAGACATGATGCCGGTATGGGTGCGCAGCCAGAGAACTCTTCTTACCCTACTGACAATAGAAAAGATGCAATACAAATTGTTAGACCTTACGACGACGTAAACAGCGATCATTTCGCGTCTGACGCAGCGGTGTGGGAGACTGAGCCAAAAGAAGTTCCTGATCTAGATATATATTATCAAGCTAGTAATTTAAATCCTATTTACATTACAGATAAAACAAAAGAAAACGTAATACCAATAGGCTCTACTTTTACTACAAAATCATTCCAGCTATTTCAAGACTCAACTCTTGACCCTGAGTTAGAAGTAATCACACATACTGTTACTGGTTGGTCTGGTACTAACGAAATTACATTTACCCCTGCTACTAACGGAGTAGACGCATATTTCCCATCAAGTGGTGTTTCGCAAAACACGGGAACTCAAAGCAGCATTGTTGTTGAAAGGCCAGATGGTTCTAATCTTCAGTTACACTTGATTGGCACGACTGGCGATGGCAATACCACTTTAAAAGTAAAAGGAACTCGAGGCACTGCTTTAGCTAGTCAGTTAATATCTAGAGAATATAAGTTACCTTGGAGCAATTGTTGGGCTTTTGGTAATGGCGTAGAGTCTGACAGAATACGTGACGACTTTAACGCGGTGCAAATGGATACCGGCGTAAAAGCTTCTACTGTACTACCAGGTACTTTAAAAGAAGAGAGAAGAAAGCACGGTATGATTTGGTCTGGTATTTATAATTCTAATTCTGGCGTTAATGATACAAACCAATTTATACAAGCTGAGCCTATAACAAAAGATATTAACCCTGTTTACGGTAGCATACAAAGACTTTATAATAGAAACACAAGATTAATCATATTGTGTGAAGATAAAATCCTTAGAGCAGAGACTAACAAGGATATGTTATTTAACGCGGATGGTAATTCTCAAGTCGTAGCTAGCAATAAAGTTATTGGATCAGCAACAGCGTATCAAGGGAACTACGGTATTGGAAAAAATCCTGAGTCATTTGCTGCGACTCCTTACAACATATATTTTGCTGACGTATTTAGAGGTCACGTACTAGTTCTAAGTGGAGAAGGTGTAAGATCTATATCTAACAAAGGTATGAGAGATTATTTTGCTGACTTGTTTGCTAGAAATGTAAATAAAGTTGTTGGTAGTTATGACGTTAAAAAGGGTGAGTACAATATAGCCGTGTCTAAAAAAGTGAGTGCTTCACAAATACTACCTTCTGAACAAGCAGTAGTTTCTTTTAACGAAATGTCAGATGGATGGACTAGTTTTAAAACGTTTTATGTAAGTTCTACTGTCGGTGGAGATACTTTCTTTAGAACGATGGAAGATGGTATTAGTTTAAATAATAAATACTACACTTTTTTAAATGGCCATATATGGGAGCATCACGAAAACGAAACAAGAAATAATTTCTATGGTACTCAATACACTTCAGACGTAACTGTAATATTTAACGATAATCCAGAAAGCGTTAAGAGCTGGGGCGCTATATCATATGAAGGTACTGCTGGTAGAATAACTAATTTCGATACTGAAAGTAGCAGCTCTTGGTTAACTGGTGATTATAGCTCTGGATATGGACTTACTACTAATAGCTCTATAACAGACGGTGAATACTATAATATTGAGGCAACAACAGCTGGCTGGTATATTGACAGCATATATACTAACCTACAAGAGTGTGGTGAAATTGAGTTTAAAAATAAAGAAGGTAAATACTACGGATATCCTAGCGGGGTAACTACAGCGTTGACTAATTTAGATGAAAGAGAGTTTACAGTTCAAGGTTTAGGTACTGCTTCATTAGCTCATAGTAGCCCTAGTCTTGGAGAAAGTTTAACAATAACAGTCGCGAATAATACTTCTACAAGCTACGTTGGAGCTGATGGTAGCGGTGATATTTGGGACGCAACAGCGGATTAATATGGCAGACTGGTACGTAATATCAAATACATTTGATGCGGTTGGTGGAACCGCTGAAGCCGGGCAAACGGTAGAACTTGAAATCACGGCGATGAATCCGGATTCATTTACTAATGATTGGAGCGGAGCATACATTAAAAAAGAAAACTTTAAAATTGGTGGCGCTACAGAAAGTCCTACTAATACTTGGACTGGAGGTAACGTAGATACTCCAGTGTCTAAAGTAGTTTTTACAGATATACCAGCTGATGGCTCTATGGTAGGCACTCCGTTTAACAAGGTTAAAGCAACTGTACATTTAAACGCGTATACGCCTTCATCTGCATCTACTATATACGTAGATATAGACGAACAAGATCTAGCGCCTGTATTTAACTCAAGTCACGATTTTGTTTTAGAAACTACTGTAGAGTTAACAGACGATTCTTTATCTAGCAAACATACTGTTACTAATGTAAACCTAACTGACATTACAGAAACAACTGTAACTGCTGGATCTGTGTTTAGAAACTCTGCTTCTTTTTTATATGGTTCAGCTACAAACGTTATACAAGAAATAACTTTTACGGCTGATACAGGTTATTTCTACGAATACATTCCAAACAACTTTGTGTTTACCTTTGGAAGTATTTTACCAGGTAATATTAATAACGGGCTATACGCGGCTTGGGTGGTGGAACAGTCTGTTAATAGTTCTAATCAAATTACGTCTTTTACGGTAAGAGTATTTGCGAACGTGCTGCCTTTTTTTATGGGTTTTATTGATGATTTTACGATTAACGATGGTCATAAATTAAATTTTGAAGTTCCTTTAACAGCAATAGAAGTTGTTGAAACTGACGTCGTAACAGAAGTAGAAGTTCCAAGCGAAGTGCCCTCTGATGGTGGTAATTTTGAAATAACAATAACTGGCCAACCAGGTTCTGTTGGAACTGTTAATCTTTTTAAAACAACAAGTCTAACAGACGGCTCGCGTAAAGCTGATTTTATTAGCGATCTTGTTGAACTTAGATTTAGTGATTATGATTTTGAAAATCAAGAGTTTACTATACTTGCGGGTAGTGGCACTTATGGGATAGAAGAACAGAAATTCCAAGATAGAATCGGTAATCAATTTACACTAGATGAAAACGGTAAAGCAACCAAAGAGTTCAAGCTAGATCCAATTTACTATGAAAACACAGCTGGGACAGCGCAGAGATATGACGTAATTGTAGAAGATAGAGGTTCACAGAAAAAAGGTAAAATTACTAAAATAAAAGCTAAGCCTAAAAGTGTTATACAAAGAGGTTTGCTTACGGGTACAATAGCTTTATCAACACTTGAATCTTCTAACTTTGCCACTCTTCCTTCTAATATAACCTTTACTAGACCAGAAAAAATAGCTGATGATGTTCGTGGTCAACAAACAAACTCATACATTATACATCGAGGTGGTACTGGCGGGGTGTCTTCTACTAGGTTAACACTAAATACAGCTAATGAAAACATATTGCCTGGTATGCTTATTACAGGTAGCGGTATACCTCATGGAACAACGGTATCAAGCGTAACAAATAATTCTATAACACTAAGCTCAGCTTCTACTGTAGAAAACGATACTAGACTTAGGTTTGAAAGAAATGCGGTTGATGTGGTTCCTTTTTCTTTTACTGTATCACCAGCGGCAGGTAAAGTTTTAAGCGTACAAGATAGCAACCACTTAAAAGTTGGTGGAGTTAACTCAGGTGACCTAAAAAGATTTTTACAAGGCGGCGTTTCAAATAGTACTACCGTAAATCTTCAAGATGGAATTGGCGTAATCGATGGTCTTCGTTTCTTAACAACTCAGCCTTTTGTAACTGGGTATCACGGAACAAGAGGTATAACGCCTGGTATGATTGTTAAAGATCCTGCTGACGGAACAACAGTAGGGACTGTAGCTTCTATAACTGACGTTGACACTTTTGAAATGGAAGCTGCTGGTTCTATTTCTGGAACTGGCGCATCTAGCGAAATTATAATTGAACCTGCAAACCCGCACGTTACTTTAATAAACATTCAGACAAGTAAAGTGGGTAACGATATTGTTATATCTGGTAATTTAAAAGTTAGAGAATTAGAAAAAAGCTCTACGTTCCCAATATACATAGACTCATTAATTACAACACACAACTAATATGCCTTACTCTTTAACTCTAACGTTCTCTGCGCCGTTAAACTCTTCGTGTCAAGTTGGAGATACTGCGTACTATGTAGATACCTCCAGTGACGGTGGTTTTACAAAAAATAGTGGATCTGTTATAGAAATAGGGCAGATAAGACAGATAAACAACGCTCAATCATCTAGCCCAGTAGTTATATGCGACACTATATTACCAGGTGCGTTAAATAGCACTAACAAATTTGTATTGTTTAGCAAAGATAACAAAGCTAATTTAAGTTCCATATTAGGATACTACGCTAGCGTTAAGTTCGTAAACAACTCTACAACTGAAGCAGAGCTGTTCTCTATAGGCATGGATGCTTTTGAAAGTAGTAAATAAACACTAATAAGTGTAACTATATATCAGTATACTTTAATTAAATTTAATGACTGATAACAAGTTACAAAAAAGCTTTAGAAAAGCAGTAACACAACTCGAACAAAATCTGTTTGAATTAGCAGACGGAGAAAATATTATCAAAGGCACTGAGGATAAGCCTATAGTTACTGATAGTCAGGTACTACCAATAGAGCACTTTTTTATGGAAGGTGTGTATATACGTAAGATGACAATGCGTAAAGACTCAGCAGTGGTAGGCGCAATACACAAACACCTACATATGTGCTTTCTAACTGAAGGCCACGTATCAGTTGCGGATGAAAAAGGAACAAAAGAGTACGTAGCACCTTGTCATATAATAGCTACACCAGGTATTAAACGTGTCTTATACGCTCACGAAAATTCAGTATGGTATAATACCCATAAAAATCCTACAAACACAACTAACATAGACGAGATTGAACGAGAGACAGTGTCTGTAGACTATAAACAATACGATGAATACATTAAAAATAAATAGATTATGAGTTTCGCATTAGTAGTGACGGGTGCTGTATCAGCTATTGGTGGTACTATTAAAGCTATTGATGGTGCTAAAAGATCTAAAGCAGCAGCAGAGGCGGCTAAAAAAGCGGCAGCAGATTTAGACGCGCAGAAGGAAATGTTTAAAGGATTAGATACAAGTAATCCTTATCTTAATATAGAAAACGCATACGAAGATCTTACAGTAAACCAACAAGAAGCTGAGTTTATGAAGCAACAACAAATGCAGCAACAAGCTAATCTAATGCAAGGCATGAGAGGTGCTGCTGGTGGATCTGGTATTGCTGCGTTAGCTCAAACGTTAGCTAATCAAGGTTCGTTAGATGCGCAGAAAGCATCGGCATCAATTGGCACGCAAGAAGCTGCTAACCAGCAGAGAGCAGCTGATGAAACATCTAAACTTGCCAGCCTTGAGCGTGAGGGCGAACTTATATCTAGACAAGCTGAGATGGGTAAGATAGAGTCGTTGATGGGTATGTCAGCAGATGAACTAGCGGTTCAAAGAGAAGCTCAAAGACTAGCACAGCAACAGAAGATGGAGGGTATACAACAAGGAGTACAAGGTCTAGGAACTGCGGCTGTTGGTGGTATATCTAAAAGTATGGGTGATGAAGAGGGTAGGAAATTTAGGGAAGCGTATATGTCAATGCAATCAGGATCACAAGAATAAAGTAATATGTCAAAAGAAGCAGCAAGCAGATCGTTAGATTATAGATTACGTGCAGATACGTTAGACCGTATTAAAGGCGCGGCAGAAGCTGGACTACGTCAAGAAGATGATGTAATGCCAGGTGATGCACTTATTGGTCTTGGCCAACAGGCAGGCGCAGCAGTCGAAGCAGCTAGTAGAGCTAGACAAGCAGAAGAAGAAAGGCATGAGTTAGCTGTAGAAAGTTTTAACACCGCTTTAGATAACCTTGGCTCTAGACAAAGCGCTTATTCAACAAATACATTTGATCAAGCAAAGGTTTTTGAAGAAGAACAACGTGAAGCGTTTTTAGCCGCAGATAAAAAAACGCAAGAGACTATGCTCAAGGAAATGGGTGAGCGTAACGCGTCTATACAAGGTATGAAAGAACAAGTTACTATACTAGAAGATGTAATGAATCCTGTAGATGAAGCTGGAAACGCTATGCCTTCTGGTCTTGATTTAGAAATGCTAGAAAATATACCGGGAGGTACTGCAATGCTTAATAATATGAAAGAGTTATTAAGCCAAAAAAACACTACGCTAAAGTACGATGAAGATAATGAAGCATACTTTGAGTATGGCGATCCACCACAGCAGATATATAAAAAAGATGTAACCTCGTTTATTGAAATGGCTACTAAACCAGCTAACGAAGCTAAAGCATTTGGAGAGCTTATGAGACGTACTTCTGCAACAGCTGCGATCATGCCTGCGCCACCCGAAGATGCTCCAGCCGGCGATGATTACCCTGTTGTCACATACAGGCGTAACGAGTTAATTAACGAGGCTAACGATTGGGTTAACACGAACATTAATGATAATAACGCTGATAGAATGATGAATAGCAGATCTGTGTTTATGAACAACGGCAAAAGCTTTAGACAGATATTGCAGGAGTCAGATGCTTTGTTTACAGATATTTTAATTGGTACAGATAAAGATCAATTGCCTCCGCTTGATGTTAATAACGACGGCAATATCGATGAAAAAGATCAAAAATTAATTGTGTCCCTTAAAGGTGAAGATAGGAATAAGGTTATTAGTATGATTCAAGGAGACGTTGATCTTTTCAGAAAGATTGTGATGGGTTATGTAACAACTAACGTTAATAGTACGTTTGATGACAATAGATCGACATCGGCTGCAAAAGATAGATTAGGACCTGGGTCACTTAACAAGTAGTAATGCAAGAATTATATACAAAGTTATTTCAACAAGAGCTTTATACAAACTCGTTTGATCAGTTTAAAATAGACTATGGTTCACCAGAAGGTGCTAGAGAACTATATAATAAACTTGCTGTACAAAGCGATTTGTATACTAATAGTTTTAGTGATTTTCAAAGAGATTACTCTATTGGTTTACCTGAATCACAGCCTACTTCACAAGGTACTACAGTAAAGCGTAATATAGGCAGCACTATGCTTGACGTAGGTGTCACTCGTCCTGACACAACTGAAGAAGACAATACAACGACAGGGCTTTTTGGAACGCAGATAAAGAGCACTTTTGATGTTTCACAAAACATACAGATGCCTGAGGTTTCCTACGATAGGCCAGACACTACTGGAGTTATTGATTTTGATCAATCATTACTTAATTTAAGCCTAGATGTACCAGAGCCAACAACGTCGCAAGTCCCCGAATATACAAATGAAAATGATCCGTTTGGCTTAGCTGCTAGCTTTGGTATAGACACGAGCACTCCTGAATATCAGAGAAGTCTAGAGCTCGCGGCTCTTTTGCGTGAAGCAGAACAAAAGCGTTTAGAAGGTCCTACGCCAATGCAGATTTCTGAAGAAGAGCAGAGGATTACGGATTTAATGCAATTCAGTGGAGATGAGTTGCAGCTTGCTCTACATAAAGCGGAACAAGCGCGTTTAAATGGCCCTACACCAGGACAGATTTCTGAAGAAGAGCAGAGGATTACGGATTTAATAATGTACGGAGAAGAGCCGTCAGAAGAAGATAAAGAAAAAGAGGCTCTTTTGGCTAAGATGAGAGAAGAAGGCGCTGGTCTTCTTCAATCACAAGAACAAGGTTATAGTTCTGAAGAAAATCTTGTTAGAGCTAACAACGCTGAAAAACCTGAGATACAAGGTATCAGTAATTGGTATAATGAAAACAGTGATCGATTAAATAAAATCGAACTTGATGCACCTGTAATACCACCCAACGCAACGGCCGAAGAGATTCAAAAGGCACAAGAGGCTATGCAAGAGCAGTGGTCTAATAAGGTACAGGAGTTATATAATCAAGAGGTTGTAGAGCCATATAACGAAGCTCTTAAAGTGTATCAAAAAGCTGTAGCTAAAAAAGAAAAGACAAAAGCTAGAGAAGTTGTAACTGAAATTATTAACACAAATATTGGTGGCTGGTGGTCTGAAGAGAACATTGCAGAGGCGCTTACAAGATATCTTCCTAATGAATACATAGTAGAAGAAGGTATTGGAGAATACTCTGAAGGTACTGGCACGTATCTTAGCGTTAACAACATAACTGTAACTAATTCTCACGGCGTAGCGAGGAATTTTAATCTTAGAAGTAGCACTGAGTTTGCTACAGATTTAATTAAGTTTTTAGAGGAAGATCCTACTTTAACTGATGAAAAAGGAGAAGAGTGGGTAGAGCAAAAAGAAGCGTTTGAAAGAGGTTGGCTAGATAATTATTTTGGAGATGGTGGAAGCGGTTTCCATGCTTTTATGGACGACCCAAAACGTGTTGAAGATATAAAAGCCGGAATTATTACAGTAGATGATGCTCTTAAAGAAATAAAGGGTCGTTTAGGTACTGAAGATGCTTGGACGGTGTTTGGTGAAAAAGTTAGAAAGGCTTATCCTGCTTTAACTGATTCAGATATAGATCACATTATTAAAGAAAGGTATCACGCTGAAATTGAGAGTCGCGAAAACAAAGGTTTAGACAACTTAGCAGCTGGCTTTGATGAGCGATTATTACAAGGAGACATAACGCTTACCGAGCTCCACCCGGGCGAACCAGTTCCTTGGGATAAGGTTTATTATCCTGAAGAAGGACGAACCGTAAGCATAAAAGACGCAGAGCAATTCTTTAAAACATATACAGCCTCTCAGATTAATACTATTGAAGATCCTTTAATGAGAGAGTTGGCTAGCATTAACGTGTTATTAGATAATCAAGAAAACTTGCGTTACGCTGAGCTTCAGCATTATCTAAAAAGAAGAGACGATATCATACGGAAAGTTAGAGAAGAAGGTGGAGAATATGAGATGCTATTTGATTTAACTACAGGGCAATTAATTAGACCAGTTGGTAAAGACAATCCATTTGTTACTGAAAATACTGAAGACGTTAGTGGAGAAATACAGCAGCAAGAAAAAGAATTAAGAGCAGAATTTGCAAGTAATCCACACTTAACGCCAAGAGATATGGCTAGAGAGGCTTATGAAAAAAATGCTAAGGCTCTAGCTGTTTTAAACGCAAAGTTAAACGAAGTTCAAAGGTTTGAGTTTTATCGACCGGAATTAACTCTTGAGGAACGGGTTCAAGTTAGCGACCCCACTACACTTTCGAGGTCAGGGCATCATATACATTCTGGTGTAGATGTTAGAGATATAACTGTGCGCGAGGCGTTGATTAAGTCTAACTATGCTGATGGAGAAGGGATGTTTATTCAATACCATACAGACTTATTTGGATCTAAGGTAGAAGGCGGTACGTCAACATTCCATCACGTTTTTGACGCAGATGGAGTTGCACAAAGAAATATATTAAGGCAGCAAATGCGAGACCTTAAAATACAGCAAGAGGCATTAAAAAGAATATATCTTTTAAATGAAGATGTTGTATCTATAGAAAAGAATAACGCTCAAAACTATACAAGATTAGCTATTATGAGCCTGCCTTTTATAGATAGCATAGGGCAAGCGTTTAATCCTGAAGGCGCGGCTTTTGGTTATGGTAACTATACAGAAAGAGAAGTTATAGACGAGTATACTAGTGTTTTAACTAACGCTGGTATTGAAATTAGAGGAGATCAAAAAGCTTATGTTGATAGAAGTTTTGGAGAACAATTTGGCGAGGGTCTTGCTTCTAGCGCAGGTATACTTGTTGAGTTTGCCGTGGTAAACCAAGCTACAGCTGCATTAAGAGGAGCTAGAATTTTTGCTGGTGGTACTAAAAGCTTAGATATGATACTTGCAGCGCATAAAGCTAAGAGATATTGGAACGGAACACGAGCTTTAACATTAGCCCAAGCAGAAGTAGCAGCGGCAAACGCTGGTTTCAAAGGAGCCGGCGCGGTTCAGAAGTTTCTAACAGCTGGTAACTACTTACCAACTAAAGGCCCTAGCTTTGCTTCTAAAGTTGGAGTTTTTCTAACTGAGTCTACTATTGAAGGTGCAAAGTTTGCTTCTTTACCTTCTTCTGAAGGCGCGAGACTAGAGGCTTTTGCTACTGGTTTTGGTTTTGGTGGTGCAACACATATTCTATCGCCGATGCTAGGTAGTATAAACGCAAGCACGTTTAGCCCAGCCTTTCAAAAAACTAGATTTGGTGCTATGATGGCTAACAACGCTCCAAGGCTAGAAAAAATATATAACTTATCATTTAAAGGACCTTTAAGTTTCACTGTTGGTAGCGAGATTGGAGAGCTTGGGCTTGCTTTAACTGACGACTTAATGGGTTACGAAGAGTTTAGCGGTATGATAGAAGAGCATTATGGCGATGCATCAAGTAACTTACAACGCTGGGCTAACAACTGGGCCATGGGTACCGCTTTTGGTTTTACACATAAAGCTGCTTACAAAAAAGCCGGTACAGTACAAAGTTTAAGAGAAGCTAAAAAAGAAGCAGAAGACGCTATCTTTGAAACACGAGACAACTACGTTGTTAGAAATAAAACAACAGGTGAAGTTTTTGAAGTACCTAGTAAAAAGAACTACCAGACAAAAGATTTTGAAATAATCGAAAGACCTGGAATGAGGAAGTGGCGTACGAAGAAAAAGAACGGAGAGCCCATGACTCAAGAATATCTTGTAGACATGTACCAGTTAAGTCAAAATCTATCGCAGCAATTAAGAAGAAGTGAAGATGGTTTAGACTTAATGGATAGAACTATAGGCGCTTCAAAATTAAAGACTAGAACCTTAGAGCAAGTTAAGCACTATAAAGAAAAAGGCGCTAACGTTGAAGTAGAATACGGTAGCTCTGATACGTATGTAATACGAGATAAAAGAACTGGTAAGGTAAGAGAGGTTAACAAGAAGCCTAGTGGATCAGGCGCTGCTAACTACGAGATCTTAATGGAACCTATGGGTAATAGAAACGCAGAGGTCTATTACAAAGATAAAGACGGTAATATAATGGACGTCGGCTTAATGGGTAAAAAAGTTAAAGGCTCAACAGTAGTAATAAGATATAACGTAGAAAAATTTGCAGAAGGATATGCTCCGCACGAGCTAGGTCACTCAGGTATGGAAATACTGTTTGGCACTAACGCTAGATTTAAAAGCGATTTTGTGCAAAAACTTATGGGTATAGCTAAAGAAATTAAACTTGGCGTAGGTCCAGATGGAGAGTTACCGCTTTTTGAAAATCTTTACGATCAAATAGTAGAGCAGAATCGTCAGTTTGATGTAGAAAAAACACCATGGGAAGCCGCTAAAGCAAAAGACTGGGAGCTGTTTAGCCATATAGCTGAGCACTTATCTAAGCCAGAAAACTTAAGAGAGCTAAGAAAGGCAAACGCGTTTGGTAAAGTTAGAGATTTAGTTAAGCAAACTGTAGGAAAAGAATTAAACCAAGAATATAACTTTACAAAAGAGGCAGACATAGTAGATTTCTTTGGTAACTATATTGAAAGCATTAACAGAGGTAAGAATAGTTTAAAGGTACTTGAGCATTTGCAAGATGTTATAGCTGAGCCAAGTAGCCCTGAGGCTAGAGAGATGGAAAAGCTTTACAACGAGCAAGGTATACATTTTACTGAAACAAGTAGATTAGCTTCAGAGTCTAACAGACGACGTGATCTTATTAAAGAGAACGTTGATTTGTTTAAAAATAAGCCAGAAGGTTATGAGGCTAAGATGCAGGAAAATATACAAGCTATTAGATCAATAGATGATCTTTTAGTGATAAATAGACCTGCACAAAACGAATCAGATAACGCTAGAAAAGAAAGGGTAAATAGAATACACGCTGGACATAAGGACGTTATGTTTAGCGAAGACTTAGTAGGTAGAGACGCTCAGAGACAAGGAGAGGCTATTGATGCTATAATAAGTTCTTATAGAGGTAAGACCATAGCCGTGGCTAAAAGTCAAGGAAGATTTGAAACGCCTACATTTGAGAACATGTCTAAGTCTGAAAGAGAAGATTTTGCATGGGATATTACTAGGCCAGAACTGTTAAAACACTTAGATGCTTTTAATAGAAAGTTTAGAGAGACAGATGGAAAAGAAGGTGTTGAAAATGATGATCTCGATGCTTACTTAAATTCGTACATTGTAAACAAACTAGGTACAGCGTTAAAGAGACCTGGTATTGAAAAGACTGAATTTACAGGGACTACAACGGATTTAAAGCCAGGTCAAGAGCCAGCTTACACTCCTTCAGAAATGAAGTTGAATAATAAGACTGATGCTAGACTTAGAATAGATATAAGAGAAAGACTTACTGACAACGCTCCTGAAGAAAGAAAATCAAAAATACAAGAAGGTATTAAAGAGCACGGTAAATTTGTTAAAGATTATATAGAAACAACGTCTGACGCACCTACTTCATATCGTGATTTAAAAAATATAAAAACTCCAAAAGAAATAGTTGACAAAGTGTTTGGTAAGAACACTGCAGAGCGCATTGAAACTATAGGTAGAACTCTAGATATAGCTAAAAAATCTGCATTACCAGAAGGAACGTTATCTACTAGGACTGGTAACGTAGAGCTAGAAGGTAAAGCTATTGGTGTGGCCAACACTCTACAAACAATTAATATAGCTAAAAAAGGTCAACCAGCAAACTACAAAGAGGTTTTATACGGTACTCCTAAAAAATTCGCAGAGTTTGTATCTAAAGAAACTGGAAGACTTACAGCTGAAGCAGATCCTACTGGTCAAGGCAATACACCTAAACAATTACTTAAACTAAGTAGAGCTGAAACGCTTAAGAGATTAGGTATAAAAGAAGTTGAAGTTGGTGGTGGTGAAGTTAGATATGACATTGACAATACGATAGCTAAGGAATACGCTAGTGAACCTGGTTCTAAGAGCGAGAAAGCTATTGCGCGAAACATAGAGGGTATTAGAAAGAACTACATGGAAGAAGTAGTTAGAGGCATGACATACCAGGTGGCCATGGAAAACTTACCTGCTGTGTCTCAAAAGCTAGGCATTGCTACAGAGATTTTAGCTAATCAGATTAGCGCGGGTAAAGCTAGACTTGCTAGTAAAACTTTAGAGATGAAAGATTTTACTGAGCAAATGGAGTTTTTAGATCAAATCGAAAGTAAAGAGTTTAAAGATTTGTATGAAAAAGCTGTTGCTGACAGAGAAGAAAAAGCTTTTGAGCATGCTATGATAACTCATTTTGCAAACAACCCTGTTGAAAATATAAGCAAGGCAGACATAAAGAACATTGCAAAGCAACTTGAAGCGCAGTTTACGTTTACAACTATGACGCCTAAGAGAGCTATTGAAGCATCTATGAAAGCCGTTGCATACCCAAAAAGCTTGCAATCAATAGAGGCTAAGTATGGATTTGAAGCTCTTGAAACAATAAGTCTATATGATAGTATAGAGGGTATTAGAGAAGGACAAGCCGCTTTTACTATGGAAGGTGGTATTATAGAAACTTTAACTCGAACTAAAGGTAAAGGAGCGTTTGAAGCTTTAATAAAAGAAGGTATAAGCAAAGGAGCTGGACTCGGAACGTATAGAGCAGAAAGAAGAAACGAAAAAGGCGATTTAGTTGACGTTGGCGGAACTGTTATTAAAACTGCAGAGCAAAATATGATTGAGGGTAATACTCAGTTTAGAAGTAGTAATAGATTTGCTTTGTTTGAAACAGCCGCTAAAGCACAAGAAGCTGCTGATGCTGTGTATGCTAGACTAGAGTCTGAAGGTGTTAAGCTAGAAGAATACACAGGATCTCAACGCTCGTTGTCAGACGCGGTCGGTAAGAAGAAAAGAGTATTAGAAGGAGTTACAGGAAAAGATGGGTCATGGGACTTAGAAGCCCGCGACAAGTTTGATAGTATCGGCGAAGAAAACAAGAAAGCCTTGTTTAATGGTAAAGGAAGATCATCTGTAGTAGAGACAATGAAAGATATGTATGCTAATGGTGACATAACATATCGTCAAGTTAGGCAGATCGTTGAAGGGCAGGGAGGTCCTATGGAAGGCTTAATAAAAAAATCAGCTTCACTAGCCGTACTACCTGAAATGAGTAGAGCAGATATAGAGGCTAAATACGGAAAGAACTGGGTTCTGGAACATACTACTCCAGCTCAGTATGTAAAAGCTAGAATATATGATTATATATTGTCTGGAGGTAAAGCACCGCAAGCTAAAGCTTTAGAGCTTACTCTTCGAGATTATCATACTACTCTTATACCGGAGTCATTAGACACAATGGTAAATAAAATATTAAAAACTGATTTACCATCGTTCCACGTGCCAGGTATGGATCCTATAGAATCTAGGTATTATATGGCTAACCATAAATCTCCTTTTGATTTATCGTTAGTTAACTATAGAAATAATAAGGTCTATAGTAAAACAGGTTTGTCCGTTGCTGAAGTATCTAAAAGAGGTGCCATGCTTAGAGAGTCTTACGCAGAGATGATAAGTCCTCGTTTTGCAGAAAAGAATTTAGAGCCTACCCGTATGCTTGAGCAAATGGAAAACATGAAGAAGGCTGTAGCTAATTCTAGAAACCCTCGTGCTAAGAAGAAGGGTATGAGTACGTTTGATTTTGACGAGACTTTAATTGTAGATGGAGAAAACTTTGTTGTAGCAACTAAAGATGGTAAGCGTGTAGAGATTAGTAGCGAACAGTGGCCTATAGAAGGTCCTAAGTATGCTGAGCAAGGATATGAATTTGACTTTTCTGATTTTGCAAATGTAAGAGGTGGCACCGATGGACCACTGCTACAGAAAATGAGAAATCAAATAAGCAAGTATGGATCGAACAACGTGTTTGTATTAACAGCTAGACAACAAGCGTCGGCTGAACCTATACATAGTTGGCTTAGAAGCAAAGGCATAGATATACCTTTAGAAAATATTACTGGCCTAGGTAAGAGTGAAGGCGCGGCTAAGGCTCAGTGGATGTTAGAAAAGTTTGCTGAAGGTTATAACGACATGTACTTTGTCGATGACGCTTTACCTAACGTTGAAGCTGTTAAACAAGTGCTAAGCCAACTTGATGTTAAGTCTAACGTTCAACAAGCGCGTAGACTAGCTTCGAAAGACATGAACTTAGAGTTCAATCAAATGATTGAGCGTAAAACTGGCATTGGTTACCAAAAGATATTTAGCGGTGCTAAAGGTAAAATGCTAGGTAAGCGTAGGTATACTCAGTCAATTGTGGTGCCTGGCGCTCAAGACTTTATGGGTCTTATGCAAAACTTTATGGGTAAAGGCAAGCAAGGTAACGCTGACAGAGCTTTCTTTGAAGAAAACTTAGTTAAGCCTTTTGCTAGAGCTACTAAAGAAATGAATGAGTCTAGACAAAGATCATCTGAAGATCTTAAGGCTTTGTATAAAGATATACCTAGTGTTAAAAGAAAATTAAACAAACGACTACCTGGATCTGCTTTTACGTATGATCAAGCTATTAGGACTTACTTATGGGAGAAAAACGGATTTGACATTCCTGAGCTATCCATGAGAGATCTAAAGTCTCTGACTGATGTTGTTAATAAAGACGTTGAATTACGTAACTTTGCCGAGCAATTAAATATGATAGGTAAAGGCACGTGGGTTGAGCCATCGGCTAATTGGATTGGTGAAACTATTGTATCAGACTTGTTTAACTTGAATAATAAAGCTAGAAGAGCTGAATACCTACAAGAGTGGCAGGAAAATATCGACACTATATTCTCGCCGACTAATCTAAATAAAATAGAAGCTACACAAGGAAGTAAGTTTAGAGAAGCTCTTGAAGACTCTATATATAGAATGAAGACAGGTTCTAATAGACCTACAGGCGCTAATAGATTAACCAATCAGTTTAATAATTGGATCAACGGATCTGTTGGAGCTACGATGTTCTTGAACATGAGATCAGCAATGCTTCAGACTATATCTGCAACAAACTATATTAACTGGTCGTTTAACAATCCAGTTGCTGCGGCAAGAGCGTTTGGTAACCAAAAACAATATTGGAAAGATTTTTCTACGCTGTGGAACTCGCCAATGCTTAAGCAGAGGCGTGCTGGTTTAGAATATAACGTACAAGAAGCTGAGCTTGCTGCGGCTATGGCAGGTCAGAAAAACAAAGCTAAAGCTGCGGTAGCATGGTTAATAAAGAAAGGTTTTACACCAACTCAGATCGCAGATAGTTTTGCTATTGCATCTGGTGGTGCTACGCATTTCCGTAATAATGTTAGGCGCCTTATGAAGACAGGTTTGTCTAAAGCTGAAGCTGAACAGCAAGCGTTTTTAGAATTCCAAGAGTTAACAGAGACTAATCAGCAATCATCGAGAGCAGATCTTATATCTCAACAACAAGCGTCTGGTTTAGGTAGAACTATACTTGCGTGGTCTAATACACCTATGCAGTATATGCGTATACAAGAAAAAGCGGCTAGAGATATTGTAAACGGTAGAGGTGATTTAAAAACTAATATGTCTAAGATTGCTTACTACGGAGTTATACAGTCAGCTATATTCTCTGCATTACAAAACGCTTTGTTTAGATTCGGATTAGAAGAAGAAGATGAAAACAACGAAGCTGATAATAAAGATTTAAACTCAGCTATTGACAGAACAGTAAACACGGTTATTGACTCTCAACTTAGAGGTACCGGTGTTCTTGGTGCAGCGTTAAGTGCTATACGTAACACGGTACTTGAGTTTGAAAAGCAAGAGGCGAAAGCTTATGATGATAGTTTTTTAAGCTCTCCAGATCACAGTAGAACCGTTCTTCAACTAACTAGTTTTTCTCCTGTTATAAGTTCTAAGTTACGTAAGCTATATTCAGCAGGTAATGAATGGAACTACAATAGAGAAGCTATAAGCGAGATGGGTTTTGATATTGATAATCCTGCTATACACGCTGGCGCAAATGTAATCGAAGCTCTAAGCAACTTACCTGTTGCTAGACTTGTACAGAAAGTAGATAACATACAGGGTGTGCTAGACAGTAATAACGAAACTTGGCAACGCGTAGCATTACTAATGGGTTATCCTAAATGGCAGCTTGGTATTGAAGATACGGAAGTTGAAGAAGCTAAGCAAAGAGGCAGAGACAAAGTTAAGGCTAAAAAAGAAGCCGAAAGAGAGATAGTAAAGCAACAAAAAGAAATACAAAAAGTAGATGAAGAGCTTGCGGAGATAGAAGATAATATGCTTGACCAGGACGAGGAGAGAGAGCAGGGCGCGGAAGAAGTTCAATGTGCTGCGGTAAGTAGATCTGGTAAGCGATGTTCAAATATGGCTTTACCTGGTGAAAACTTCTGTACAATACACCAGCAAGTTCCTCAACAAGAAGATGAGGTTCAATGCTCACATATAAAGAAAAACGGTAAACGTTGTAAAATGAAAACAAAAAATAAATCAGGAAAATGCTACTACCACGATTAAGTTTATTACTAACCCTACTATTTAGTTGTACAGTACTACAAGCTCAAGAGTTAAAAAAAGCTTTTAAGTTCTCTACGTTCTACGCCGCTGTCAATGGAGGTAACTCTGTATCCGATCAGACTATATACTCTGTTACTGATGGGTTAACTCAAGAGACTATAGCAACACCATTTGACTACAGTTTATCTATGGGCGTACGTAAGATCGCTAGGTTTGGCTACGAAAATAGAGCTAATGCTTTCTATGACGGATCAGAAACATCTTGGTCTGCTGACGCTAATATAGGTAAGCGCAACGGCATAGAGTTTCTTGGAGAAGTTACATACGAAAGGCAACAAGGCCGAGAGTTTTTCAACCAACACCACTTTTTTCGTTACATCGGAGACAAAGTTATGGCAAAGGTTGAATACCTTGAAGACGGGTTTGCAGACATTGAGTACTTTGAAGGATCACAACGATTTCGACTTAAGCTCGGCAACAAGTTTTCTTTGCACGCAGGTGTCGCGCAACGTATCTCAGAGCCTTACGGATATGATCCACTTGAAGAGTGGAAGCTGGCAACAGGAGACGTACACTATACTTACCTCGCAATTGAAGAGGGATATTCACACAACCTTACTACAGGCGAGTACCTCGCTCCTGACGGGACAGTCGTTGCAACAAACACTGAAGTCTGGGAAGCAGTCACTGTCCCTAACATCTTATCTGAATACACTGCTAGAAAAAGAAGTGAACTCGCTCGTCAATGGAATTACTCAGTGGTTGCCGGCTTCGACTTCTATCACTTTACAGACGACTTCTGGTTCCACACATGGGGAAACGTTTTACCCTACCATTACGACACTGGAGGTGAGTATATGTATCACAATACGGTAGGTGGTCAATGGCTTGACTATTCAGCTGGTTTAATATATGGACACAGATTTAACAAACACCTAGGTGTATTCCTTGAAGGTAGATACTATAAGTACTGGAATAGAGAGTGGTACAACTTTAAGTGTGGAGCAAACTATGTAATCTTCTAAGATATGGCGTATGTTCAAAAAAATAATCCTTTTACAGTAACATCTTGCGGTAGACGTAGAGCTGGTGGTGTAGGTAGTGGCTTCAAAAAAGCTGAGCCACGCCGTACAATAGGACCTGGTAAAAACTTTAATAAAGTTTCTAAAGATAAGAGCGCTACTGGTGGAGCAGCAGGTGGCGGTATGACAGAGAAAGGGGTACGTGAATATAAAAGTAAAAACCCTGGTAGCAATTTACAAACCGCTGTAACTACTAAGCCTTCAGAGTTAAAGCCAGGTAGCAAAGCTGCTAAACGTAGAAAATCGTTCTGCGCTAGATCAAAAAGCTGGACTGGTGAAAGAGGTAAAGCCGCTAGACGTAGATGGAATTGTTAATATCATGAGAAAAAGAACATCACCACTTAAGGCTTTTGCTAAAGCAGATAGCCCTATGAAAAAAATTAGTCCAGCTTGTAAGACAGCGGCTAAATCTAAGTTTGATGTATGGCCTAGCGCATACGCATCGGGCTGGGGAGTACGTTGTACTAAAGCTGGTGGACCAGGTAAAATGGGTAAGAAGAAAAAGTAATGGCTAGTTTATTTAAGAACTTAGATTTAAAAGGTTTTATGAAAAAGAAACCTCCACGCGATGATTCTTTTGATACAAATCAAGAGATCAAGCAACTGTCTAAGACTCCTATGAATAAAAAGTTTGTTACAGAAAAGGACGATATAGAAGCTACGTTCAAAAAAACAGCTAAGTCAGCTGGCGTAGAGTACCCTAGCGGCTTAGTTAAAAAGTTAATGGAAGATTCAACTAGTCCTATATTAAAGCTTAAAAAGCATTTCAATAGACCTAGACCAAAAGAGCTGGCTAAAAAACATAACATAAATCTAAAGACCATAGAAATGGCTTCTATGAAAACGCCGTCATATCCATCAGGCCACTCAGCTCAGGGTGTGTTAGTTGGAGAAGCCCTAGCAGATATGTATCCTAAGGCGGCTGAAAAGTTTAGAAAGGCTGGTAAAGATATTTCTAAAAGCAGAAACGTAGCAAGAGCTCACTATAAATCTGATTCTAAGTTTGGTGAAGACCTAGGTAAAACTATGTTTAAACACTACAAAGCTACATCAAACAAAAACAGCCCGCTTAAATGCTGGGAAGGTTACGAAAGAGTTCCAGGTACTGCTAAAGGTTCTAAAGGTAGTTGTAGGAAAAAATCTCCTATGAAAAAACAAAAAGGTGGTGGAACAACTAAAACTTGTTTACCAGCTGCTAAGATAAAAGGTTTATCAAAAGAAAAAAGACAGCAACTAGTTAGCTCTAAAAAAGCTGCTGGTGCTCAAGGTAAATATAAAAGATCATCTAAAACAAACGTAAAAGGTGCTCGTAAAAAAGGAGCTACGCTTCGCGACTGGTTTCAAAAAGAAGACTGGCGTAGAGTTGACGATCCAAGTAAAAAGTGCGGTGAATAATGGCAAAACAAATAGGTGAGGATACTAAAGTAACATTAGACCTCAAGACAATCGGTATGGCAGCAGCAGGTTTAGCTGCTTTAATTGGTATGTATTTTACGCTACAAGCTGATATAGCTTTAGCAAAAGAATTACCTGAACCACTACCACCAGACGTAACTCGCATGGAGTTTGATATGAAAGATAAACTAGTGCGTCAGACTATTATGACTACACAAGAAGATGTGTCTGAGCTCAAAGACGATCTTGATCGTATCGAAGAGAAAAT